CATACAGAAGAATACTTTAAGTTAGGATACCCAAGTATAAGAAGACGTAAGAAGTGTCTATCTTGTGGATTAATAACTAGAACAATAGAAATGGAGTTACAAGACAATGAGTGATTATAAACCATATTACAGAACTGATAAGATGAAACAGGAAGAACTAAGAGCCGCTAAGTATGTAAGTATTTTATTTTTTACTATGGTAGCTTTCTCATTTATAGGATTTGCTTTCGTATTAGTTAAAGCAATGTTATACATGACTGGTTTATTCTTATGAACAACCAAGACATATTAGATATGTGTAAAAGGTTAGCTAGTAAGTATTATAACCATCAGGACTATGACGATATAGTTTCTGAAGGTGTAGTATTATGTTTAAAAATGAGAGCTGAAGGTATTACTGAACCCTACAAGTTATATTATAGTGCAAGAACAGCTATGTTCGAATACGTTAATGTAGGTCTATCTAAATTTAGCTACCCAAAAGGTAGGAGTGGTCGTGAGGCGGTACAGGAAGACACTACAACGTATGTAGACTTAGAAGACGTACAGATACCTGCCGAAGACTTGTTTGGCTCTTACGAACTAAAAAATGCTGTAGAGGCTCTAAAGAAACACTTAAGTAAAAGAGAGTGGGAAGTGTTTGTATGTTTACACAACAACAATAATAACTTTACCCATACTTCTAAGGTACTTGGGGTGTCTAAGCAAGCTATCGAACAGGCTATCAATAGAATAAAAAACAAGATTGTAACAATTTGTGATGTTGACATTTAACGAAATCAGACATTATAGATTAATACCTACATAAGTATTAACATAAGTTTTTTTTCTACAGCGTATAACGAATAAGAAAAAAGTCTTAGGAAAGAACATAAGTATGACTATAGTAAATGAAGATAACAACTTAAAGCATCAGCCCTGTCCTTTTGTGTCGTGTGGATCAAGTGACGCTTTTTCATATGAAACAGTAAAAGGTGTAGGATTCTGTCACTCTTGCGAAGGTAAGTATTCTCACAAATCTATAGGTTTGTACCCTTGGGCAGAAGATAAGTATCCTACTAATACAGAAAGAAACTATATGAACGTAACAGAGTTTACACCTAAAAGAATAGAAGACATTTCAGAAGGTAGGCATGAAGCCTTGAGGGGTGTAACTGCGAGTACCATGCAAGATTATAACGTACTCACATATGACGACAGACAAGAGTACATATACCCGTCTGGGGGAATTAAGGTACGCAAACTAGGTGAGAAGGCTTTCTATACTAAAGGTAATTTTAAAGGTGATGAACTGTTTGGTATGAACCTATACCCTGCTGGTTGTAGTAAGATGGTTACAATAACAGAAGGGGAGCTAGACGCTTTATCTGTTTGCCAGATGATACAAAACCAATACCTTAATCCTGTAGTGTCGTTGCCTTCAGCTACACCATCTAAGAAACTATGGGAAAACTGTAAGGAGTGGATAGGTAGCTTCGAGAAAATCATACTATCTGTAGATAATGATGATGCAGGGAATGCTGTAGCTGATCGTATGGCTAGATTATTCCCTAACAAAGTATATCGTATGCAACATGGTGAATATAAAGATGCAAATGATTTTTTACAGGCAGGGAAAAACTCTGAGTTTAAGAGGATGTGGTGGATTCCTACTAAGCATACACCAGAGAATATACTCAACACGTCTGAGCAATTCTTAAAGTTATACGATGAAACTCCAGAGCATGTATACTACAAGACAGGTATCGAGGCGTTAGACGATAAGATATTAGGTCTGATGCAAGGTCACTTCACAGTATTTAAAGCACCTACAGGCATAGGTAAGACTGAGCTTATGAGGTATATGGAATACAGTATGTTACAGCAAGATATACCTATTGCCGCATGGCACTTAGAGGAGACTAAATTAAGGTCACTACTAGGTCTTGTGTCGTATGAGGCGGGTGACAACTTAACAAGACGTGACTTGATAGAAGAAAAACAAGCGGATAACATTGTACGAGATGCTATAGGTAAAATAACTAAAGATGAAAACTTCTACCAGTTTTACTTAGGTGATGGTCAAGGTGCAGACGAACTAATAGATCAGATAAGATTCTTTAGTCAGGCGTGTGATTGTAAGTTTGTATTCTTTGAGCCTATACAAGACGTAGTTGTAGGAACATCAGAAGATAGTAAAGAATCTATGTTAGCTGATTTATCTATACGACTATCTAAGTTAGCCGCAGAACTTAACGTAGGCATTGTAACGATTGCCCATACCAATGAAAACGGAGATCCAAAGTATTGTAAGATGATAGGACAACGTGCATCTGTTATCATAGACCTACACAGAGATAAGGAAGCTGACAATATGGAAGAACGTAACACGACTTACCTAAAAGTTGAGAAGAATAGACCTTGTTCAGAAGAAGGGCAAGCAGGTAGGTTATCATTTGATCTAGATACATTTATGTTAACGGAGATAAAGTAATGGGACTCTTTAATATTTTAAAACGTAAAGAAGAACCTCTATATTTAGACTGCTATACAGATAGCCATTACGCATACAACTATGCGAAGATAGATTATGGTAGTAGTTATTTTCCTGAGTGGTGGAAGGCAGAAAAGGGAGTGTCTTCTGGCGGTACAAAATCTATAAAACATTGTAGGGCTTTTATGGATTTTTATTCTAAAGGAATTGTTATACCTTTATGGGGCGAGGTTGAGATTGTTGTAAACCCTTTAGGTTATAAAGGAGATATTTATAGGTGGCGATCTTCTAACAGAGACTTTGATTTACATAGTACCAACCATGCAAAGTTTCAGTGGAGTGGTTTTGGTAGTGACAACCTGTTTAATGTAAAATTTAAGTCGCCTTGGTTGTTTAAAATGAAAGAGTTAGTTCACTTCGCATGGACACAACCTACGTGGAGTCACCCAAACACGTTTAACAGTCTTATAAATTTGCCCGGAGTAGTAGAGTATAAAACGCAACAATCTACACCTATAAACTTTGTGGTGGAACAAAAAGAAGAAGAACAGAAGTTTAATTTGCCCCCGCTAACGCCTATAGTAGTGCATCACGCTATGACTGAACGTCCAATTAAAATTAGGAATCACCTTGTTAGCAAAAAGACTTTTACACACCTAAACCAAAGAAGCGGGGGGATGCTTTTAGACGTTTCACACCAAAACGCCCTTAACCCCAGAGAAAAAGGGATGTATAAAAGGAAGCAAGAATTTTGGGAAAAAGCCGACGAACTAAACAAATGTCCATTTAAATAGGAGACTAAGAATTGAGTATATTTGATATAGAAACAGATGGGTTTAACCCTACAAAAATACACGTCTTATCTTACACAAACGAAGAGGGTGAGGTACAATCTACTTTTGACTATGAGGAAATGCGTACCTTCTTTCTAAACGCTGACACTCTAATAGGTCACAACATTGTTAGGTATGATGTACCTGTAGTAGAAAGAATACTTGATATAAAGATAGATGCTAGGATTATAGATACCTTACCTTTAGCTTGGTATATAAACCACAACTTACAAAAGCATGGACTAGCGCAGTATGGTGAAATGTATGGCGTACCTAAACCTAAGATAGATGATTGGCAAAACCTAAGTCCAGAAGAGTACCAGTACAGGTGTGAGGAAGACGTTAGGATAAACGTCAGGTTGTGGCGTGATCTAGATTTAAAGCTAAACAAGCTATACCCCGTCAGTGGAAATAAGGATAAACTTGTTGACTACATGACCTTCAAGATGGAGTGTGCTAGAGAGCAAGAGACCCTTCAGTGGAAATTAGACATAGATAAAGCAGAAGGTTACTTACAAGAGTGGGAGAAATTAAAGGCAGAGAAGACAGAACTTCTTGCTGATGCTATGCCACGCAAAATTATTACAGCAGTGCGTAATAGACCAAAGGTTATGTATAAGAAAGATGGGTCTCTGTCGTCTAATGGAGAGAAGTGGGTTGCATTATGTAAGGAACAGAAACAACCTGATACTACTTTATCTTTGACAGTCAAGACAGGAGAAGAAAGAGCTAACCCTAGTAGTACAAGTCAGATAAAAGATTGGTTGTTTTCACTAGGTTGGAGACCTCGTACATTTAAGTATATGACTG